GATCGATCTGGCCAAAGCCTTTGGCCTTCAGTTCAGCCTTACGCCCGGCACGACCCAGCCGGTCGTATTCCTTGGCCAACCGACTCACTTCCACGCCTTCCTTACGCAGGACGCCGAGGTTTCTCTCCAGCCGGTTCAGCAACGCTTGCGCACCCTTCTCGCCGGCGGCGTGAGCCTTTCTCCACTCATCACGCAGGCGCATGGTTTCGCCGATCGTGCTCTGCAGCACCCGGGCCTTCTTGCCCTGCTCGCTGAGTTTTTTGACGCGGCTCTCTACATCCTTAAATGCAGCGCCCACGGTCGAGCTCACCGCCCCGCCGATCACTAGGCCGAGCGACATGTTGTTTGCCATAGGAGTGCCCTGTTACTTGTAACGGAGGGAGCAGCTCAATCCGTGAGCCACCACACCATTTCTGCAAAGGGCATTGCCTGGATCTCGGCGGCGGAGAATCCAGTCTCCGCCGCCAGCCGTTTCGCGGCCGCCTTGATCACGCCGGGCTTAAAGCCCGTCTTCGTTGTCCAGGCGAAAATAGCCGGCCTGCAAGCGGTTGAAGTCCACCATCTTCAGCCCTTCCAGCTCGACAACAGGCACACCGGACAACGCGGCAAACAACACCAGCTCGCGCTGTTCGTCGTCGCCACCCACTTCACGGTTCGCTTCGCGCACGTCACGCACAGTCGGCGAACGCAAGGCCAGCTTGTCGACCGTCACGCCGTTGAGTTCGCTCGGGTGCGAAAGCGTGACGATGACCTGATCCGTGCTGATCGACAGCCACGCCGGCTTTTTGGTCGAGTAGTCGGTGTCCGGCACCAGATGCGAATAGGCCGCTTGCACGCGGCGATAGTCCGCCAGCTTTAGCCCCTCCAGATCCTTGATCCCCATCTCGGCCAAGCCGGCGAACATCATCAACTCGCGCTGCTCGGCGTCGCCCTTGGCCGCGCGATCGGCCGCACGCACCGCGCGAACGGTTGGAGCGCGCAAGGTCAACGTTTCGACGTTGACGCCGTTGGCCTCGCTCGGACGCGTGAGCGTCACCACGGCGCCGTCAGCGGTGATCGCCAGCCAGGCCGGCAGCGGTTTATCAGTTGCTTGAGTCATGTGGATCTATTCCCTTAGAGGCCGAGTGCGGCGCGCACTTCCAGCAGTTGGTCTTTGCCGTCGATGATCTGGATGCCCGCGACCATGTCGATCTCGTACATCAGGCGGCCGTCGATTTCGAGCTTGTAGTAGGTGGCCGCGATGGCGTGCTTGATCTCGGCCGCATCACCGGCCTTCCAGTCGCCCAGATCGACCTCTTTGAGGCGACCACGCAGGGTGGCCACGACCGCTGTAGTCGCGCCCTTCAAGCCCTTGAAGGCGCCCCGGAACGTGGCATTGAAGGCGGTGCCATCGGCCAGACCGAAGAACTTCAGCGACTCACGGCGCACGCCCTTGGTGACGAAGGATGCTTCCAGCTTTTCAATGCCCTGATCCATCTCGACCGGGCCGGCCATACCGCCGCCGCGATACTCGTCCATCTTGAGGGACAGCTTGGGCAGCGTCAGGCTTGGCACGTCGCCGGCGAAGTTCACGCCATCAACGAACAGGTTGGTGTTGTACAAAGTCTGAGGAATCATTTGCTACGCCCCCTTAGGCTGGTTCAAGCACTTCAGTCATCCATTGATCGGTGACTTCAAAAAGGAAATTCGGGTTTTCTGCCGGCGGCACGTCGGTGAAACGGATGCGCCAATACACCTTGCCTTGGGCGATCTGGCTGGCCGTGTTCAGCTCGGTGTCCGGAAACACTTCAAAATTTATGATTGCGCCCTGGGCTTTCAGGTCGCGCATGAACGCTTCAAGGCCGTTGGTCACGTCGCTGACGTAAGTCTTGGTGATCGAGCGGTCGACCGCCCACTTGTGCCCGGCCTGCACCGCGTCCATAAGAATGAACAGCGTGCGCACGCGGGTGACGAACGCCCATTTCGGATCGCTCGACAGCGTGCGGTTGCCCCACAGGCGATAACCGTCATCGCGAATGATCGTGGTGATATTGGCGTTGTTGAGCAGGTTTGCCCGGCACGTTTCGTCGCCGTCCAGGTACTCGACCGCGCGGCCGGTGCCGGTGATGCCGGTCAATTCCTTGTTCGATGGCGAGGCCCAGAAACCGTACTCAGCATCCGTCCACGCAAACAGGCCTGCTGCCCAAGCCGAGCCGGGCGCGTCGACCGTCGAGCTGGTGACGGTGTCCCAATACTTCACACCCGGGTCGACCATGAACAGGTTGCGACTGCCGAAATTATCGGCGTAGGCCATGGCGGCCTCATCGGTGGTGCCAGGGCCGTCGATGATGCCGATGGCGCGCAGCTTCTGCGCCACACTGTCGAGCGCAGTGGCCACCGCCTGAGTCGCGGTGTGGCCCGGGGCGATCAGCAATCGCGGCTGTGCGTTGAACAGGCTTTTGCCATCCAGCAATGCCTGCAAGCCGGTACGCTGACCCGACGCCAAAACCCCGCCGATGATCGCCGAGGTTTGCAGCGCGGCGTCTTCCAGCTTGGGAACACCGATCGCAACGATCACCGCCTTGGCTTTGACATAGATCGCCTGACAGGCCTTGGTGATCGCCGAGTCGGGGCCGAATGCGGCGATCGCCTCGCGCTCGGTGGTGATCAACTTCAGTTCGCCGGCCTTGGCCGTGCCGCCGCCGAGAACGCCCGGGGTGAAGGTGTCGCACAGACCAATGATCGAAGACGACGGCAGCGAAATGGTGCGCGCCCCCGTCTTGATTTCGGTGGTCGTAACGCCGTGAAAGAAACTCATAAAGTCCAATCTCCAGAAACGAAAAAGCCCCGCATGAGCGAGGCCGTGGGTTGTTCGTGTTACGCGTAACGGAAAAGAAAACGCCCCGTCAGTGCAGGGCGTTTATTGAGTTAACTCCGAAAGCCAGGCCGGCACTTGCGGGCGATGTTCGCTCAAAGGAAACTCGCCGGCTTCAGGCCAATTACGCAGTCGTCGTCGATAGGCTTGTAGCTCAGCATATTGCTCAGCAGTAAGGGAAGTCGGAGAACCCTCCTCCAGCTCGTCGCGGTGGCGCGTCACAACGCTATCTGTCCCGGTGAGCTGCACGTCACGCCAAGCTCGCTCAACCATTGCCAGTTGTTCGGGAGACGGCCCTGGCGCAGGTACGAGGCACGGGAAGCCATTATCGCCCCAACCTATCACCTTGCCTTCGCCTTGCCCCGCCAGCAGTTCAGCATGCACCTCAGGGGAGATTTCCACCGCGTCATCGGGGATAGAATCGTTGAATCCCGGATCGTAGAAGAAGCCTGTTTGTTTTGAAGCAAACATAAATCGACCTCCTAAAGAGATTTAAATGCCTTTCGCAAAATAGGTACTTGCTTGCGTGGCCACAGTGAGTGATGAGTTCCAGAACCTGACCTGGCCCGCAGATTCGTTATAAGAGTTAATCCCTGGACTACCCGCCTGCGATGCGCCCGCCCCGGCCACAATCGCTAAGGGTCCATTGGGGAATTTGATCGGGTAATTGATCAGGACCGAACCGCCAGCTGGAATCGGAGGAACGATGCCCCATTGCTCGATATGGCCTGAAGGCAATTTCTGATAGCCGTTCGCCGTAAGGCGCGCGGAGAAACCTGGCGAATACTTAAGCGAGGCGTCCCCACCATCAAAACTCCACCCGCTACCTCCTAACAGTCGGCGAAATACGCCCAGAGAGCCGACCGGGATGAAAAATGGCCCTGGCTCAGTGATCGTATTTGTCAGGGTGTCCCCCGTTGCAGCGACCACCCAGACACCGCCAGACAATGAGCTCCCGATAGTGATCAATGACGCGGCTGCAACACTCGACGCTGGGGGTAAAGCAACCGTCGAAAGCTGCGCAAAGTTACTCAGCCTTCCCACATCTGCCGCAGTTAAAGCTGTGTCGCCCGTGTAGTTCGTTTGCCCTGCATAACTGCCAAGAGCGCGCTGCACATACTCAGTAGTCGCTAAGCGCTTGCTGATATCAAACTGTGCAGGGGTTGGTGCGGTTGGCGACCCCAGGAGCATGGGAGAATTGATCGGCGCAAAACCTTGAGTCACGTTCTGAAAGGTCAAGGCCGTGGTGCCTAGAACGATCACACCATCTGTGATCAACTGCCAGCGCGTATCGGCCAAAGTGGCGCCTTGCTCGACCGACACCAGAAGCGCCGAAGTCACTTCTGCATTGCTGTCAGCATCGTCCGAACGCTTCCATACGGCAGCCGCAGCGATGTACATGCCGTTGTCCTTAGCTACCGCCTGGTTTTTTACCAATACCCGATCACCCGGCACTAGAACAACGCCGTCAATCGTCAGGAGGCCGGCGAGTGCGATGTTGGCGGTAGTTGCCACGCGTACAGATTGCTTGTTATCAAGCTTGTACAGCTCTTCCATGATCCGCAGATCGACATACTCGCGCGTTGCCAGCACCACCGCCGGGTCAATCTTGAGTGTGATGTTGCCGGTGCTGGCCACAATGAAATTCATCCGCACGACTTGAGTCCGGCCAGACCCTTGCGACAGCGCAGGCTTGAAACTCGGCGCACAGTTGGCCACCGCCACCAGATCACCGTCAGCGTCGTACAGCCCGACCTCACGTATCCAGCGCCCGCCCTCGTCGGCCGGGATAACCTGCTCGGCAATAATCACCGCCGGGTTGACCGGGTCGATGCGCAGTTGATTCAGCGGACGGCGGCGCCATTCGTTAATCAGTTTGGTTTGCTTGGCGCTGGGCTGCGGCTCGGTGTCGTTGGCATCGCCCAGGCCCATTTCCGTGATGTTCCAGGGCACGCCCAACACATTGGCGTTCGCCAGCTTGGCCGCACCCACGTCCGTCAGGATCGCGAAAAACTTTGAGTTCGCATCAATCATTTAATAAATATCCATGATGTCTATGGAGTGTTCACGGCCGACCATGCCGAAGCTGCCGGTTATGTTGATGTCCTGCATTTCCGGCGGGTAGATATCGAGTTCGTCGCCGTCGTAAAGGGTCACGCCGACATTAAAATTGCCCTGTGTTTCCAGGCTGATCGCCAGCCCG